GAGGCTGCTGCGGTTGGTCTGTTCGGTACTCAGGCTGAGGATTTGGGTTCGGCCCTATTCAAGCTTGATCCGAGCAAGGCAGTTGCTGCGGCGGGTAAGACCGATGGTGCGGCAGCCAAGCTAGGTAAGACCCTGCGTAGCGGCCCTATCTATCAGATCAAGACGTTTGCCCGGACGCTGCAACAGGACCTAGTTGAGGTCATCGGCAAGTACCTTGTTCCGGCGCTGACTAAGGCCGGTGAGTTCGGCAAGGCTGCTTGGGCTTGGATGAAGGATAACCAGGGCTGGCTACTTCCGTTCGCTGCGGGTATCACGGCGATTGCCGTTGCTATCGCGCTCTATACGGGCGTGGTGCGTACGGTTGCCGCTGTCACTAAGGCATGGGCGGCTATTCAGGCAGCGTTCAACGTCGTTATGGCAATGAACCCCCTTGCCCTCGTCGCGCTCGCTCTCGTGGGTATTGCTGCGGCCCTGTACGTGGCGTACCAGCGTTCTGAGACGTTCCGAAACATCGTTCAGACGGCTATGTCTGCGGTTGCTTCCATCTTCTCGTGGCTTTGGAACACGGTTCTCAAGCCCATCTTTGGGTTCCTCTTTAGCGCGTTCAAGCTCCTACTCACCATCATCACGGTGATTGTGGTTGCGCCTATCATCCTTGCGGTTAAGGCGCTCGGGGCTATCTTCTCGTGGCTTTGGACGAATGCAATCAAGCCCGCTATTGACGCTATTGGCGCGGCTGCTAAGTGGCTGTGGGATAAGGCCATTAAGCCGGTCTTTGACTTTATCGCCAATAAGGCTAAGTGGCTTTGGAATAACGGCATCAAGCCCGCCTTTGGCTTCTTTGTTGGCGGCCTCAAGGAGGTTGCCAAGTGGGCCAAGTGGCTTTGGGATAACGGAATTAAGCCCCCGTTCAATTTCATTGCCGATAAGGCCAAGTGGCTTTGGAACAAGGGCGTCAAGCCTGCATTTGACCTGCTCAAGGCGGGTATGAAGAAGGTTTCAGACGCCTTTAAGACGGCCAAGGAAATGATTGGAAAGCAGTGGTCCAAGCTTTCCGATATCGCCAAGAAGCCTATCAATTTCATCATTGATACGGTTTACAACAAGGGCATTGTTGGCGTCTGGAATAAGGTTGCCGGGGCTTTCGGCGCACCCAAGCTGAACAAGTTCAAGGGCTTTGCCACGGGTGGCATTCTGCCGGGTTACACGCCCGGTCGTGATGTGCACCTAGCGGCGCTGTCCGGTGGTGAAGCTGTGATGCGTCCCGAGTGGACGCGTGCCATGGGTCCGCAGTACGTGAACAGCATGAACGCTCTTGCCCGTAAGGGTGGCGTTGGCGCTGTTCAGAAGGCTATGGGCGGCGGGCTTCCGGCGTTCAAGGACGGCGGCATTTTCGGTTGGATCGGTTCTGCCGGTTCGGCCCTTAAGGGCGCCGGTTCGGCTGCTTGGGATGGCATCAAGAAGGGTGCCTCTTGGCTCAAGGACACGCTTGAGGCTTCCGCGCGAGCGGGTGTCAAGAAGGTTGTCAATCCTCTGATTTCCATGATTCCGGGTACTAGCTCGGGATTCGGAAAGATGGTTAAGGGCATCCCGAACAAGATGGTTGATTCCATCTTTGGGTACGCCAAGACGGCGGACAAGAAGAACGATGCCGCGCCGAACATCCATTACAAGCCGGGTGCCGGTGTTGCTCAGTGGAAGGGTGTTGTTCTCAAGGCTCTTGGAATGGTTGGTCAGCCTGCCTCGCTGCTGAATACGGTTCTGCGCCGTATGAATCAGGAATCGGGCGGTAACCCCAAGGCCATCAACAATTGGGATATCAACGCCAAGAACGGTGTTCCGTCCAAGGGCCTTATGCAGGTGATTGACCCGACGTTCAACGCGTACGCGGGCAAGCTCCGGGGTCGTGGCGTCTGGGACCCGCTAGCGAACGTGTACGCCTCTATGCGCTATGCAATGAGCCGTTACGGGTCGCTGTCTTCCGCGTACAACCGTACGGGTGGATACGACAACGGTGGTTGGCTACAGCCGGGGGCGACGCTTTCAGCGAATGACTCGGGTAAGCCTGAGCCGGTGTTCACGTCCGGTCAGTGGTCGCAGATTTCCACGCTTGCTAACCGGGGGATGGTTGCCGGTAACGGCGGCCTACAGCCGGGGGACACGCTCACGCTGTCCGTGGACGGTCGTACGACCCTTGAGGCGTACGTTGACCGGCGCGCCGATGACCGCATTCACAAGGGCCTAGTTGGTCCGGCGTCTCTTGGAAGGGTTCTCTAGTGCCCGATGGTGAAGACACGGCGGTTGAGGTTCCTCGTTACGAGGAGACAACCGACGAGAACGGCAACACGGTAATTATCGGGTATCCGTCAGACGGCGCTACCGCTGTCTACCCGGAGGGCTCTGACACTACGTCGGACGGCTCTCCGGGGCCCGGTCCCGCTCCGTCCAGCGAGGAACCCCCTCAGGGGGGCGCGTAACCGCCTAGGAACGTTCCTAGGTTCATCTGTACCCCGGTGGGTCCCACGTGGGCTCACCGGGGCCTAGGGAGGTTTCTTAGTGGCTTTCGTCAACCCGAACCTACTCACTGACCCGGCAGCCACGACGTTTGAGGGTGGCACGCATTCTTGGACGGATGCGACTACCAACACGACACTATCGGTTGTCACGGGTCAGTATCTGTCCGGTACCTATTCGCTGAGGTTCACGGCCAAGGCTACGGGAACCGTTCAGGCGTATTCCCCGTACGTGACCGGCGTACAGGAAGGGAAGACGTACCTAGCGCGTATTCCGACGCGTATTCAGGCTGCCTATGCGGGCAAGGTCTTTACGGCGCGGATTCTGTTCTACGCCGACACGGGGCCGAACATCGGCTCGTACAATTACTCCGTCTCGCCTAGCGCGACTAGTACGGGTTGGGTTCTCGGCAACTATCCGGCGATTAGCGCGGTTGCCCCTCCGACCGCAACCAAGATGCGTATTGCGTTTATCGCTGACAACATCACGATTAACGACTACGTCAACATTGACGATGTGTACCTAGGTGAGGCCCCGGTCATTGCGGGCAACCTTTACGGGTATGACGTGCAGTCGGTTGAATCTGGTATTGACGGGTGGGGCGCGTCGGGCTCTAACCCGGGCACGGTGTCTTGGGGGGTTAACCCCCGCTACGACGGTTACCGGTGTGTTGGCATCACAGCGACGGTAACGGGCACTCAGTACCTCCGTACGAATACGACCGTTCCGGTTACGCCGGGTGTTGAGTACGTGGGTGAGGGGTGGCTGTTCAGCCCGAATGCGTCTACTGCTGACGTGCTTATTCAGTGGTACGACGCGGGTGGGGCGACGCTTCCGGCCTCGTACCTCTCGCGCTCGCTCACGTCGGGCGCATGGAACTACCGGATTGTGTCTGCGGTTGCGCCTGCCGGTGCTGCGACGGCTCGTCTGTACTTCCGGCCTGTTGCCCTCGCGGTGGGTGACGCGTATTACCTTGACGAGGCGGCTCTAAAGCCTGCACCTAACGTTGCCGGTAACCTGCTCACGTACGACGAGTATTCGACAGAATCCACGCAACCGGCTTGGACGTGTGATGACGCCACGCTGTCTCGTGACTATTACTCGTCTACGGCTACCGATGGCAAGTACGTTCTTGCTATCCGTCCGACGAGCAACACGATTGTCAACGCGAGCCTTGACCGGCTAATTCCGGTCACCCCGGGAACGTCCTACCAGGCTCGCACAACGATCCTGCGGCACAACCCCAATACGGCTGAGTCCATCCCGATCACGGCTCGTACGCGGATTAGTTGGTTCGATTCGTCGGGCGTTCTGCTCGCTGTTGACGAACCTGATCAGTTCGCCACGATCTATGACAGTGCGGCGTATGCGGGAATCTTGGTTGCCGAGACCCGTACGGCTCCCGTGGGGGCAGCGTTCGCGCGGTTCGGGATGGAAATTGACCACTCGAATACGCCTGCCGATTTCTACTACGCCGATAAGATCCAATTCTACGTGTCCGATCCGCTCTATGAGCTGTCGGTTGACGACGAGGCGGGCTATGTTCGGTTGCTGCTGAATTACCTACCTCCCTCGTCCACGAGCACAGTGACTATCTATCGGGTGGACGAGAACGGTAGGACTGCCTTTCTGCGGGGCTACGGGACCGAATACGACACGGCACCGTACACACAGGGTCCCATTCTTGTTGAGGACTATGAGGCGCCTCTCAATACCCGCATTTGGTACGCCACTGAGTGGCGCAACGGCAGCACGTTGACGGCCCGTATGCTCACGCAGACGGTTACAGCCCCGGCATTGTCGGATGCCGATTACGTTTGGTTCAAGTCTCCGGGCATTCCGGCGCTGAACACGACGGTAATGATGGAAGCCCCGATCAAGTGGGCTCGTGAGGCACGGCAGGCGCTGTACGCGATTGTCGGTCGGCGTAACCCGATTGCCATCACGGACGCTCGTCAAGGTCGTAAGGCGAGCCTGTCTCTCCTTGTGTGGGATGAGGCTAGTAACGCTCTCTTTGACGCGCTGCTTGATACGGGCCTTACGGCTCTCGTTCAGGCTATGCCCGGGTACGGCGTTAACGGCAACCTGTACCTCTCCATTGGTGGGGTTGAGGTTGAGAGCGTCACGAACGCTGCGAACATTCCCGGTTGGCGTTGGACGCTTGAGGTGACGGAGGTTGACCGTCCGGCCGGTGGTCTACAGGGTTCTGCTGCGGGTACGTGGCAGACGGTTGCGGACAACAACCTAGCTTGGTCTGACGTGTTGGGCGGTTACGACGAGTGGTCAACGGTTCTCACGAACCCCTAGCAGGTCCTGAATTCAGTAACTGACTTGAAAGGGGGCAGAGTTGCTAAGCGTTAGCGCCAAGTGGGCGCGGGCGCTGACGACGAGCCACGGACTAGTAAGCAAGGTGAATGCCCTTTACGGCGGGTCTCTCGTCGCTGAGGGCATTCCCTTTGTCAGCGGTTCCGTGAAGGTGGATAGGGGCAGCGAGACACGTCGTTCGCTGTCCCTCACCGTTGCTGATCCTCGTCAGTTCCCCCGGACCGAAACCGACTTGTTTGGTGTGTACGGTCAACAGCTCTACGTAGAGCGGGGAATTCAGTATCTCGACGGTTCAACTGAGTCCGTTCCGCTAGGCACTTTCGTCATCACGAGCGTGAGCGGCGACGTGCACACGGGTCCGCTCTCGATTGAGGCGGCGGGGCTTGAGATCCTGCTCAAGCGGGCTTTGTTCGGCAGTGCGACGAGCACCAAGGGTATTAGCAACGCTGCGGCGTTCATCAACGCTCAGATTCTCGACACGATCCCTACGGCCGGTTTCGTTGACCGCTCGTCCAGTGGCGCAACGCTGCTTGCCACCAAGACTTGGGATGCCGGAACCGACAAGTGGGCGGCTCTCGCTGAGGTTGCCCTCAGTGTGGGTGCTGAACTGTTCTGTGACGCTTACGGCACGTTCGTGCTCGCTGACATTCCGTCGGTCAAGGACTCAAACCCCACGGTCGTTTGGGACGTGTCTGCGGGTGAGTCTGGCGTGATGGTCTCGGCTGAGCAGTCGCTTTCGAGTGACGAGGTTTACAACCGGGTCACGGTAGTTGGCGAGAATTCCGAGGACAACAAGCCCCCGGTTTCTGCAACGGTGTCCATCACGGACAGCACGGATCCGCTGAGGTACGGGGGACCGTTCGGCAAGGTTGTCAAGCGGGTTTCTTCGAGCCTGGTCACGACTGACTCTCAGGCTAACGCTATGGCGCTTGCGCTGCTGCGTAAGGGTCGCGCTCCGAACCGTTCGGTCTCTGTGTCCGCTGTCCCCAACCCTGCGCTAGATGCGGGGGATTGGATCCGGGTGGACTACGGGCCGGGCATCTTGCCTGAGCTTCACCTTGTCAACGCCTTTGAAGTTCCGCTCTCGTCCGATGGGGGAGCGTTCACTATCGACACCATCGGCGGACGGGACGAGGACCAGACCTAATGGCGGCTGTAGACAAGCTACTTGGTGCGGCAGTGCAGTCCGTGAAGACTTCCGGCCTGCTTGAGTCCATGGCTCGCATGGGTGTGGTGTCAGCGGTCAACTCCGATGGCACCATTGACGTTTCACGCGCCGGGGACGTGTTCCCCAGTGTGCGGCTGCTGACTGGCTATGTGAGCCCCTTGGTTGGGGACTCTGTGCAGATGGTTAAGACCATGGGCGGTTGGGTTTGCGTGGGCGCCTATCAGACGGCTACGCCTGCCCCTCAGTGGGTGTCTGCCTCGCTCGTGAGTGGCTACACGAACAGCGGCAACAGCAACGGCACCGTTCAGTATCGCCGGATTGTGGACCATGGCTCAACATTCATTGAGTGGTCCGGTGGCATGTCTTGGGCTA